CCAAACGGCATCCAGATGACGATGCAAGACCCGCAGGCGGCCGTTGTTGCAGCCGATGCCGCAGCCGAATCGACCGCTGCCGAGCAGGCACCGACCGCTGAAATGGTCGGCGTCGGCCGGAAGAACTGGCAGAACGCACGCAAGGCGATCAACGACATTCTGAAGGAATTGACCGGCGGGCAAATCAGCGAGCGGCGGGCACGTCTCGAGCTGGACAGTCTCGGCGTTCCGGCCAGCAAGATTGACGTTTACATCGAAGACGCCAGCGACGGCACGATTGACACGCCAGAGGAGCAGCTGACCGATGAATGAAATCAAACTTTACGGCAGCATCGGCTATCCCGGCATCACCAGTGCGACATTCAAGTCGCTGCTGGCTGATTGCGATCCGTCGCAGGAGCTGGTGATTCGCATCGACAGCGAAGGCGGCAGCGTGTTCGACGGCCTAGGCATCCATGACGCAATCACCGCATGGCCGGGACCAGTTCGGGCCATCGTCGAGTCCAGTGCGTTCAGCATTGCCAGCTTTATCGCAATGGCGGCAGGCAAGGTAGAGATCACCGAGAACGGCTACCTAATGCTCCACAACCCCTACACCGTGACCGAAGGCGACAGCGAAGAACTGCAGAAGCAGGCCGACCTGCTGGGCAAACTTCGGGACAGCATGGTGAGCGCCTACGCAACCAAGACAGGAAAGAGCCGCGAAGAAGTCGAGGCCGCGATGCGTGCCGAGACTTGGCTGGATGCCCGCGAGGCACAGGCCAGCGGCTACGTCGATTCAATTCTGCCGACTGCCCGCAAGAGCGTGGCCGTTGCCAGATTCACAGGAAACATGCCGGAGCGGGTGCAGTCGTCGCTGAATGCCAGCGGCCACTCGAGCGGCGAAGTGGAAACTCAGAAAGGAAATAACCCCATGAGCAATCCAAAGATTCTGGCCACGACCAAGAGCATCAAGCTCCGCTGGCCGTCGGCTAAGTCTGACTTTATCGTCGCCGCACTCGACCAAGAGATGACCGACGAGCAAGTCGCAGAAATGTATCACAGCGAGATGGTCAAAGAGAATGAAATGCTCAAGGCCAAGATCGCTGCGATGGAAGAGGAGATGGTTGCACTCAAGGCCAAGGCCCAAGAGATGACCGTCACCGAAGTCGAAGAAGACGACGAAGAAGAAAAGATGGTCGTGATGCCAGCCGCCAAGGCTCGTCCTGGCGTGGCTCCGGTGGCGTCTGTCACCGCCTTAAAGCCGGTCGCCAGCGCCAAGGCCCAGTGGGAAGGCGTTGTCGCAACCTACACGGCACAAGGACTGAAGAAGGCCGACGCTGCCCGCAAGGCGGCACGCGAACACGCTGGCCTGCGTGATGCGGTCATCGCCGAAGCAAACAACAAGTAAACAAACACAAGGAGCGAAAACATGAGTCAATATGTAGAAGCATCAGTCCGCGGCTTTACCGCCTCGGCTGCAATTGGTCAGCACCTGCGAGTGTACCTCACATCCAGCAACACGCTGGCACTGGCAGGAGCAAACGACTACGGCATCGGAACGATGGAAGACCCGGCAACGGCTGCCAATGAGCAGGTCGGTGTTCGGCTGAACAGCGCTATGGGCACCCGCAAGTGCGTGGCCAACGCCGCGATCACTGTCGGCGACCCGGTTTACTTGGCCGCATCGGGCAAGGTCGGCGCAAGCGGATCTGTTCGCTACGGAACGGCACTCGAAGCCGCCACTGCCGACGGCGACGTGATCGAAGTCTTGGTCGACGGCAACACTGGCGGCGTGCAGCACCTGCGGGCGCGAACAACCACGGCCAACGTCAACGCCGGAGCGACCCTGCTGCCAGCGATTCCCGGCCGCAGTTACCGGCTCGTCGATGCGACGATGATTTCAATTGGCGGCAATGCGGGTGGCGCAACGGCCGTCCGCATCTCTGCCACGCAAGCCGCCTCTGGCGTGCAGCTGGTCAGCAACACCGTAGGCGCTTTGACCCAAAGCACCCGCGTATTGGCTGGCGTTACCGCCAACTCCAGCATCCTCGCAGACGGTGCATCGTTCGCGCCATGCGATGCCAACACTGCGATCACGATCACCGCATCCGGCACGTTGACCACGTCCACCAACATCGACGTACTTCTCAGCTACGTCGTCGAAGCCTAATAACCAAAACTGAAAAAGGAGCTTTCACATGCCATCACCCACCAGTGCATTAACCACACTGCGGCCAGACTTGGCCAGCTTTTTGGAGTTCGACCTCGAAAGCGACCGCCTCGGCTACGTCGCCTCGCAGGTCTTCCCCGTCATTGATGTCGCCAGCCAAGCTGGTGTTTTCGGCGTGATCCCTGTTGAGCAATTGCTGCAGCAGCGGACCACCAACCGATCACCCGGCAGCGGTTACAGCCGAGGCAACTTCACCTTCAGCACTGCAACCTTCGCCTGCGAAGAACACGGTGCAGAAGAGCCAGTCGACGACCGCCAAGCGAAGATGTACCGCGAGTACTTCGACGCCGAGCAGGTTTCGACCCTGCGAGCATTTTCCGCCGTTCTGCGAAATGCAGAGCAGCGGGTCGCGGACGCCGTGTTTAACACGACGACATGGAACGGTGCCAGCCTGACCACCGGCATTACCCACGAATGGGATGACACAATCAACGCCGTGCCGATCACCGATGTTGACGCTGCGGTCAAGAAGGTTTGGGACGGCAGCGGCCTGTGGGCCAATGCCTTGATCATCAACCAGAAGGTCTTTCGCAACCTGCGGCGCTGTAATCAAGTCATCGACGCCATTGAATCCAATGGTGCTGGCGACCCGTCCAAGCAATCGGACATCACTGCCGCACAACTGGCATCGGTGTTTGGTCTTGACTTCGTCATTGTGGCCGGTGCCAGCCGAAACAGCGCCAAGGAAGGTCAGACGTTTGCGGCCTCGCAAATCTGGTCGGACGAGTACGCAATGGTCTGCCGCGTCGCAACCTCGGCCGACATGGCCGAGCCTTGCATCGGCCGAATGTTCCATTGGTCGGAAGACGGCAGCAGCCCTGGCGGCACTGTCGAAAGCTACCGGGACGAAATCGTCCGCGGCAACATCATCCGTGTCCGTCACGACGTGGACGAAGTTGTGCTGTACGCACAGGCTGGCCACTTGCTGAGCAACATCACCACCTAGTGATTGGAGCCAGCAACCGTGGCGAGTCGGTTTGATCAGAGTTTCCAGACGGCCGCGTTTCCGCAACTACTCGCCGAGTTCGCGGAGCCGGTCGTCTATTATTTTGCCGGAGGGGGTTCACGCTCCATTGACGCCATTCTGGAGCGTAACCCTCCGGCCATTTTTGACCAAGCCGGTAACCCGATGCTGTTTGAGATGGTCATCCGCATCAAGCGGCACGCAACCAGCGGCGTGCTGAGCAACGAGGTCAACCGTGGCCAAGACAGCGTTGACGTAAAACGCCGCGTCGATGACACGGCAACGACCCGAATGACGGTAACACGCAAGCTCAGCGACGACGCAGGCGTGATTGTTCTGGCTCTAAACGGATAAGGCGAAACCGTGGCAACCCCGATCAGCGAACAGATTGCACAGAAGCTGGCCACGAGGCTAGCGCTGATCACCGTTGTTGGCGGTTACGAGCTGACCGTTTCCGAGGTGGCTCGGCCAATTCGTTACGACGGATTCCGGCCGCAGAACAACCAGCTGATTGTGACGCAGGGACCGCTGACCCGAAACGATGAACTGTCCGCACCGGGCAACCCACCACGAACCGCCTACGACCTCGAGTTTACGATTGCCGGTCTGCTGATGCCGACCGAAAGCAACACGTCAAAGATTGACGCCCTGCGGAACACGTTCGCCGCAGACTGCATCAAGGCCATCTGCACACCGGCGGCCAGCTGGCACAACTGGGACACGCTGGCGATTGATTCCACCATCAGCCAAGTGGACAACATCACGACCGAAGAAACCAGCGGATTTAAGCTCTCGCTGACGATTGTGTTTCGTGTTTCGGAAAACAACCCCTACACGGTGAGGACGTGATGGCGAAGCCGAAACCACCTCTTACATTCTTCGTGGATGCCAGCCAGATGGCGGACTACTCCGCAAGGCTCAGCAAGTGGACGGCTGCGCTGCCGAATGCAATTCTGCAGGCCATCAACAAAACGCTGCCGCAGGGACGACGGCAAACAGCCAAGCTGCTGGCTGGCCGAGACGAGGGAAAAGGCAAGTACAACGTCCGCCAAAAAGACGTGATCGACAAGATACAAATGCACAAAGCGGCACGAACACAGGACGTTTACACGGGCAAACTGTCCGTTGATCCTGGGCGTCGTCTGGGCCTAAGTTACTTTGAGGCGGAGCAGACGCCGCCATCCGTTAAGGGCATGCCTCGCAATTCACCCACGCAGGTCAGCTACAAGGTTCTCAAAGGCGGCAGCAAAAAAGTCATCCCTAACGCCATTGTGCGGCAAGGACAGGTCGGCCGCTGGGTTGCCGTAAACGCGAAGGACTACAAGGGAGCGGGTGTTGGGCTGCCGCATCAAAAGCAAAAATCCAGAGACAAGCGGCTCGTGTTTCTGCAAGGCGTCAGCGTCTGGGGCATGGTCGCAGGACTTGGGAATAGGGCCAAGATCGGCGAGTACATGCAGCAGCAGTTCATCAAGAACGTCGAGAAGATGGTTGCGTTTCAAGAACTGGAACGCAGCAACCCCAACACCCGAATGCGTTTCGATGCCAACGGCTACATGATGCGCGGAAAAAAGAAATAACCACATAAGGAGATCCCCATGCCACTACTTCGCCGAAAAAGCGTCCTTGCTGCCAAGATTGAAGTCACTAGCGGAAGTGCCGAAAGCCTCGTCGCTGCCGATGCTGCGTTCAACGTCTTTGACCTGACGATGACGCCGACAATTGCGATGACGCCGCGTCCAAGTCAAGGCAGCTTCTCAAGCCTGCCAGCCGTGCCGGAACTGTACGGCGGCACCTGCACATTCAGGACCGAAGTCTACGGCACTGGCTCGGGAACTGTTCCCGGCTGGGCGTCGACCTTTCTGCCTGCCTGCGGCTGGACTGCGGCCGGTGGCGTGTTCACGCCGAAGTCAGAAACGCCAGGCAGCAACGTCAAGACGCTGACCATCGGAGCCTACATCGACGGCAACCGCCTGCTGATGCGAGGCTGTGCCGGGACGTTCAGTATGACCTTTGAGACTGGCAAGATCGCCAGCATCAACTGGACGTTCACCGGCGTCTTTGTCGGCAACTCGGCCGTCTCGCTTCTGGCACCAACCTACCCAACGGCCCTGCCGCTGCGGGTCGGCAACGCCACGTTCACCATCGGCAGTTGGTCGCCTTGCTGGCAGTCGATGACCATCGACGCCGGCAACACGGTCGTCCTGCGGGAGTGTGCAACCAACACGGACGGCACCGGCTACGCTGCCGCCATCATCACCGACCGATCCGTGACCGGAACCATCAACCCAGAAATGGAACTGGACGGCACAAAGGACAACTACGACATCTGGACCAGCATGACCGAGGAAGCGTTGGCTTTCGACCTTGAAAACGCAACCGACAAGTTTGCCATTGCAGCACCCAAACTGCAGCGGACCAACGTAGCCATCGGCGACCGCAACGGCGTGGTCACCGATGAGATTACGTTCCAGTGCAACAAGTCGGCAGCGGCTGGCAACGATGAGCTTTCGTTTACTTTCTCAGCACCGTAATCAAACATACTTAACTAGGAGGAACCAATGGGGCGAGCATTGGAACCCGGCGAGCGATTCCCAATCGTTCTCGACTGGGACATGGACAAACCAGAAGACCAGCGGCCGACGATTTACACGGTCGCACTTTCGATGCGACGGCAGGAACGCCTCGGCCAGCTGCTGGACGAAGCGCCAAAGGCTGGCAGCACGAGGGAATTTTACGAGGCACTTGAGCAGGGGCTGAGCGAAGTCATCACGGGCTGGCGGAACTTTCGAGACCCGGCAACGGGTGGCGAGATTCCCTACACCCGTGAGGCACTTCGCGACGTGTTCACCACGTCCGAAGCCTATGAGGTGTTTCGCAAGGTTCTGGCAGGCGGCAGCACGAGCAAGGCCGACGAAAAAAACTCCGCGTCGCAGCCCTGATCCGGCAGGGGCTGCTGTGCGGTAGCTGCACGGCGGGCAAATGCCACGACCGGCCAACTGAAGTGGCCAGCGTGTCGATTGCCTGCAGCAGCTGCAACGAAGCCGGGTGTGACGAGTGCGGGCAGAGCGGTTACGTCGAACTAACCGGATGCCCGAAGGAAATGATTGATCGCGGCCTGCTCAGGGCCATTCGGATGGCGGACCTCATGAAGCAGGGACTGCCGCCGGTGGCTGGCGGTGTGCTGGATCAATCGGCGTGGTTTGTGTCGTTTTACGAGTGCTTCCGGTCGGAGCAAAACCGAGCGGAAGCGGAAGCCTACAGGCGGATGTAATGGCTGCTGAATCGGTCGAGATTGTGCTGAACGGCGTGGATAACGCCACGCCTGTCATGGACAAGGTGACGCAGAAGCTCGTCGACAATGAGAATAAGTACATCAGCAAGCTGAAGGAGCAGCTGATTGCGTTGGAGCAGGGAGCCGAAGCGGCCGAGCGGTTTAAGCTGTCCGAGATGGGATTTGCCGAAGAGACGATCAATTCTGCAATGGCACTAAAGCAGCAGATTGAAGCGGCTAAAGAAGCGGCTAGTGCTGCAGAGGAACTTGCCAAGCAAACAGAGAAGGCCGCACAAGCTCAGCAGGAAATGCAAAGCGGTCCTGGGTTCGGTGAATCGGCTACTGAGTTTGCCAATTCATTGGGCGATGGACTGAACCGGGCAAGGGGAATTGCCGAGGCCGCCAAACCGATCGTCGAATACATAACCGGATCGGCTGGCTGGCAGATGAAAATGAACCGGTTGATGGAGCAGCATCAGCAACAGGTTGACTTCAACCTGAAAAAACAAAAAGAACAGCTCGACGTTCAGATTCAGATCGCCAACTTGCAGAGCGACCGCGTCATCCGCGAGGAGATGCTGAAAGCGGCGCAGGCCGAAATTGTGGTCAAGCTGGAAGCCCAGCAAAAGCTAGTCGAGGAAATGCGAAAGACGCAAGAAGAAGCGGCCAACAGTTTTGGCGGCCGCGTCAACGCATTAGCGGAAAGCGTTACAGGCGGACTGTACAACAACAACGAAGATCAGCAGATTGTCGAAAACATTTTGACCGAGGAAGAAAAAAGACTTAAAGCTCTGCAAGAGCAAAAAAACCAACTGGACCAGCAGCTTGAAGTTGAAAACGAACAAGTCAAGGCAGCACGGCAAAAGCTGGAATTAGAACAGCAGCGACAAGCAGCAAGCAAAACGGCAGAGGAAGAACTTAACCGCATGCGGGCGGAAATCCGCGAAATGAATAACCCAGGCGAAAATGAACGGCGACGGGTTGAGGAAATGTTCAACGCCGATGGCGTCACCGAAGCGCAGCGAATGGAGCTTGAGAACCTGCGGGCCACACGTGCCGAGGCCGAGGAGCGGTTCCGAATCGAGCAGGAAGGCCGCGACGAAATGCGAGCTTCAATTGAAGAGACGCGAAACGCAGAGGCGGCCGCTTATGCGGAATTGAAAAAATCAATTGAAGACACTCAAAAAGCGATGGAGGATCAGGCCAAGCGGGATGAGGATTATCTCAACAACCTGCGGCAGCGCAACATTGAATTGACGCAAGGAACGCAAGCAGCGCAAGAGTTCGCTGCCGCACAGCGAGGCATCAGCGAAGAAGCTATTGAGCAAGGCCGAGCCATTTCAGAACAAAACAAGGAACTGGAAGAAAAAGCCAAGAAAGAAGCCGAACTGCAAAAGCAGGCAAACAAACCAGCAGTAGACAAGCAAATATCGGCAACCGCACCGCTGCAGGCGATGCAGTCCCGGCTGCTGTCCCGCGTCAGCACTGGCGGCGGCGACCGTGTTGCCAAGGCCACCGAGAAGACGGCGGAACTGACGGCAGAAATCGAAAGGTTGCAGCGTGAGCAGCTCGACCTGCAGAAACGTCGCGGCGTCACAGAACTTGCAATTGTGGAGGGCTAAACGATGGCAGTGCAGCACGTCGACCTGCTGTTTAGCAGCGGAGTCAAAACAAGCGTTGACGACAAGGGATTCACGACCGCCTCGGCTCAGCTGCGGTTCAACGCCTTTTGTAATGATGTCGGTGACAACGAAGGCATCGTGCGAGCCGACGTTCGAGTCCCGTATGAAAAGAGCCGACATCCGTACTTCCGCCAGCTGCGCTGCATGGGCATTGACATCAGCAGGCGGGGGCCGCTGCACTACGAAGTCAGCGCCGACTATCAGAGCATGCCCTACAAGGAAGGCGACGAGAACGACGCCAACCAGTCACCGCTGACACAGCCGACCGTGATCAGCTATTTCACGATCACCAGCGAAGAGCCAATCGAAGACGACGTGGAAGGCAAGGCAATCGCCACGGCCAACGGCGAGCCGATTGAGGGCATCACCAGACCGATCAGCGACCTCGGCGTGCGGCTACAGAAGAACTTCGGCACGTTCGACCCGGCCAGCTTTTACCTTTTCATCGACTGCGTGAACAGCGACACCTTTCTCGGCTTTCCACCTGGCACGCTGCGAATCGCAAACATCAGCGCCGACGAACAGTTCTACACCGACCAAGACGACAACGAAGTCCCGTTCTGGAGCGTCAGCGTTGAGATACACGCACGCAAGCCGTACCAGTGCGAGCCAGTCGAGGCGTGGTACAAGCGAGTCCGTCACGAGGGCTATCGAATCAAAGACGCCGACCCGTTTGGAACAAGCGCTGTTTTCTACCGCAGGGCAACCGACGAAGAAGGCAAGCCAGTTACCAAGCCGGTTTTGCTGAACGAAGACGGCACAGAAAAAGTCCACCCGAAAGACGCCTTGAGCGTCGAAGCGAATTACCTGCTGTTCCCTGTGTTTGCCGATGTCAGTTTCGGCAGCATGGGATTCTAATCTAAGGAGAATAAACAAATGCCGATCACTGTACTCATTCCATCAGGCGAAATCGCAAACAGCCAGATCGCAGCCTCGGCCGCCATCGAACGCAGCAAGCTGGCAAGTGAACAGCTGAAGGACAACATCCCGCTGGAGCTGCTACGAGTCCATGATGCGTTCCAGACCAACCTGCCGACATCGGCCAGCAGCGACGACCTCGGCCTGATTATCGGCACGTTCGGAACTGATGCCGTTGTCGTCCAGACCAGCGACGCCAAGAACACAACGGCAACGCAGCGGGCACGGTTCACCTACCGTCTGCCGCACAACTACGTCAGCGGCCAGCTTATCAGCGCTGTTGCGTGGGCTGGAATGAAAACGACCGTTGCCAACGGCACTGCCACGATTGACTTCGAGGCCTACAAAAAGAACGACAACACCGGGCTGGTGGGCAGCGACCTTGTCAGCACTTCGGCCACGACCATCAACAGCCTGACCGCTGCGGACAAGGCATTCACCATCGACCCGACTGGCCTGACTGCCGGTGACGAGCTGGACATCCGCGTCACGATTGCGATCACCGATTCCGGCACTGGCACGGCAGTCATCGGCCGCATTATGAAGCTCTACATGCTTCCAACCGTGAAGGGCTAAACGTGCCTCGCCGCTACGTTCTCGATCAGAAGTCTGCTGAGTGGGTCGCCAAGCATTCCAAGATGCGGCAGGGCACGCACAGCCGTCGCGGCTCGCAGTTCTACGAGGAGTCGCCGGACAGCACGACGTTCTATAACGACACCGGCGAGACGGTTCCGGCCTATGGCATCGTGCGAGTAAACGGCACGGTGACAATCGGCGGCCGCGAGGTGCTGAAAGTTAAAAAGCCGGGCGTTGCCGATGGCGGTCCCGGTTCGTCATTCATGGCCAACGGCGGCATCGCCGTCGAGGCTGGCAAGTATGGCGCTCTGCAATCCGGCCCGCTGGTCAAGGTCGTCTACGATTCGGCAGACAGTCCATCGGCTCGTGACTGGTACGGCATCGACGGATTTAAGGCACGCAGCTATCCCAGCGGCAAGCCTTATTTTCAGGTGCTGATTGAAGACGTTGCCGATTCCACGAACAAGGTCGCACTGGCGCGGCTGATTCCGTTTTCAACGCTGATGATTCAGGCACCAAGCGGCGGCATCCCCGGCCGCGTCGGTTCGCTGATGGGTTCGGCGACCTGCACGATTATCACGAGGAACACATCGAACGACCAGCTTGCGGCCAGCACACTTGCCGTCAAGGTCCACAACTGGGCCACGTCTGCGGCCTGTGCAACGGGCGACCGCTACGGGCTGGCCAGTGTGATCGATGGCAAGTGGCACATCGTCAGCGAAGACTGCAACGATGAAGGCTCGACGGTCGGGCCGGGAACGGGGAGCGGTTCAGGCGGCAAGGTCGCCGAGGCGATTGATACCAGCACAATCACGCCTGCCGTCAGCACTGGGCAATTCTACAACGTCAACTTCACTGGAACAGGAACGGGCAGCGGCCCGGCTTAACAATGCCAACACTGACCAAGTTCTACAGCTTCGTTGAAGCGATTCACGAAAAGAAGCACAACCTCGGCAGCGACACGCTGAAGGTGCTGCTGACCAACACGGCACCAAGTCTAAGCAACACGCAGAAAAGCGACATCAGCGGCGAGCTGTCAACGGCCAATGGATACACGTCCGGTGGGGCGACGGTGCCCGTAACGAGTTCGGCCCAGTCCAGCGGCTTATACACCCTCATTGCCACGGACGTCACTTTCACGGCCAGCGGCGGGAGCATCGGCCCATTCCGCTATGCGGTCTTTTACAACGACACGGCGACCAACGACGAGCTGATTGGCTATCTCGACTACGGCTACAGCGTCACAGTTGCCAGCGGCCAGACGTTTACGCTGGACTTTGACGCCGTGTCCGGCCTTTACTTTGCTACATAGGTGACGAATGGTCGGCAAACTTGGATGCGGATGTTGCCAAACAAAACCCGGCAACGACGACCCGCCAAACTACAACGGGTGCAACTGCGCCGAATACTTCCAGCGAAACAACTACACGTGGGACCACGACATCAGCAGCGGATTGCCTAGCTCGCATTTTTTCTTCACTCAAAATCCAGTAACAACCGCCGACATAACAAGATGGTATCGGCAAGGCCGTTCTTATCATTTTCCGACAGATGGATTTGACCTTTACGACAGCACCAGCGGTTGGCAGGGGTGGGCTGCGACCGGAGATTGGAACTCGCTGCATTTTTTGCGAGAAAATTCTTTTGCAAATCAAATAGCACTGAATGAGCGTGACTACGAATACAAAATAAAAGTGACAACGCCAAGCGAATACTCCCCGTTTTATCTGTGGACAAGTTCCAATCCTTTGCTGCCAGAACGCAACGAATACTTTGGAATGGGCGAATCAAAGATAAGATTCCAAGACGCCAGCTTCGGGCTGCAGCAGGTAATCACGCATGGCGTTGCGGTTAAGTTGCGGATGCCTGCGATGTTCTTTGCGGGCGAGTATCCAATCCTTGGAACTCCTAGGCTGTACTACACCATCTGGAAACCGGGATTTACCAGCGGCCTAAACGTGACGCCGTTGTACGAGATTGAAATTCCGTGGGGCACTCACGAGCTAGCTATGAAGATAAAGTCAGCTCCGTTTGCGTATCCAGACACGCCGCAGGTTTTTATTGAGCTAAAGCTAAACGGCTCAACCGTTTACCAAGAAGAAGTTTCCAGCATGGCAAGCCGAGGTTTCCGCTGGGTTAAATGCACGGCAACGCCAGACTATTGGCGATACCTGAATTGCGCCTATTTCGATTACGGAAATTTGTTCGTATCTAAAAGGCTTCCGCTGTCGGGCGGAACTCACTTTGTTTGGCGCACGAATCCGCAAGACACAAGATATTGGGACGACCTAGTTTTTGACCCGCAGTTCAAAACATGACCCCCTGCACCCACCTCGGCGAAGTCTGGCGACACGTCCCCAGCAAGCTCTGCGGCACTCGTGGCGTGCATGTTCCGGTTTACCGCTGCCCGCTGCACGTCATCTGCACCCTCACGAAATACCGGCACGGACAGCTCGAGCGATGCTGCCTCGCCTGTGACGATTACACATGCCAAACCAAGGAGGCCCAGCATGACCCAGAAGACAACGCAGCGGCTGGCAGCTGAGAATCTCTGCCGCAAGTTCCCCGACGCACCAAACCGCACGCTGGCCAAGCGAATCGCCCAGGAATGCAAGTGTACGATTGAGCAGGCACGGGCCACCATCAGACGGATTCGCGGCGCGATCGGCAGCAACCACCGCAAGAAGACGACCGACAAGTCGCTGTTCCGGCCAAAGGGTAAAGCAGGCACAAAGCCGCAGTTGCCGCCGTCGCTGGCGAAGAAGTGGGAGCCGTTTGACTTGGGGTGCGGCATCCGTGTCGGCGTTCTGTGCGACATCCACATCCCGTACCACGACGAGCAGGCACTGGCCGCCGCCGTGGAGTATCTGAAAAAGCGTCGGCCTGATGTCGTACTACTCAACGGCGACTACGGCGACTTTTACACAATCAGCCGGTTTTTAAAGAATCCAAAGAAGCGAAACTTCAAGCGAGAAATCAAACTGCAGCGGGAAGGCCTGCAGTGGCTGCGGTCACAGTTTCCGAAGGCACGGCTGGTTTACAAGCTGGGGAAC